GCCAGAGATATAAAATTTATTTCAAACTTCTGGTCTCCAGTAAAGTGTATTAATTACGTTACAAATTTTGCTGTAAATAAAAGTCATTGTCCTAATTATGTTTTCTTTGAGAATCGTTTTGGGTTTTATTTTATATCTTTAGATTCATTATACAGTAATGGTGTATATCAACAATTTACATATGATAAGTTTACTAGAGAATCTCTTCCAGGTGGTGGGGATGCTAAAAATGTCCAAGAAGATTACCGACGTATAAATGAAATTAATATACCAACAGGGTTTGACTATATGGACAGACTTCGTAATGGTATGTTCTCTTCAAAATTAACATCATATGATATAAACAAAAAACTATACAATGTCAAAAATTATGATGTTACTAAAAATTATACCAAATATAATCACTTAAATCCAAACCCAATTTTAAGTAATGCTTCTATTTTTAGATCAAACGCATTGCTTATAAATTATCCAAGAGATAATAATGCATTTAGTGGTTTTGGTGATGCTACAAATTTTAAATATCTTCAAGAGAGAATTTCTCTTATGAAGATGGCTGAAGCCAATAAAATTGAAATAACAGTCCCAGGAAGATGCGATTATACAGTTGGTCAAAAAGTTTCAGTTACATTAAACAAAATTGAACCAACAAGTGAAAAAGATAATGATGAAGATACAATTGATAAGATGTTCTCAGGATTTTATATCATCTCTGCAATTAATCACTATGTTACAAGAGAAAGACATGAATGTAATATAGAGTTAATAAAAGATAGTTTACAGCTGGATATTAATAGGAAGAAATAATGTTTTATACTGGTGTAGTTGAGAATCGTTCAGATCCTTTACAGCTTGGTCGTTGCCAGGTTCGTATTGTAGGTTTGCACACTCACGATAAGATTCAACTTCCAACTGAACAACTTCCTTGGTCAGTACCAATCCAGCCAGTTAATTCTGCTGCAATGAATGGTATTGGTTTAACTCCTGTTGGACCAGTTGAAGGTACTACTGTTATTATTATGTTTGCTGATGATAACCAGCAAATGCCAATTATGCTTGGTACTGTTGGAGGAATACCTCAATCACCACAACCAATTGATGATGATGATAGTCAAAATGCAGTTGGTGATATAAGAACAAAAGATATTGTTTTAAGAACAGTTCCTGGACCAACAACAGGAAAACAATTAACATTCTATGATCCAGAAACTGGATCAAGTAATTTAACATCTGCGCTAAAAGCCAATATGAAAGTTGTTGGTTTTGGTCTTTCAGATTCTTGTTTTATAGTAACAATTGATAATGGAACGCAAATAACAATAAGTGAACCAGTTACTGGTTATGGTGAAAACATCATAACATTTAAGGATCCTCCAACAAATCTATCAGCAGTAAATGCTAGCAAAGTTCAGGGAGTAGTTACTGATAGTAGCGGTAATCCTTTATTAGATGGTTCTGGTCAACCAGTAAAATCTGCAGCACCAGAAGCATCACCAACAACAGCTTCAACTCCAGTATCAAACAATACAAATAATAATATACCAACTATACCACCACCAAAATCTTCTTCTAATTCTGGAAAAGCATCAGAAGGTATTAAAGCATTGATTGCTGCGTGCGACAAAGTTGGTTTGACGACTAAGGAACAGAAGTGTGCTTTGCTCGGTATTGCTGGTGGTGAGTCTGGTTGGATACCACAAAACGAATCTTATAATTATTCAAAGTCAAGAATTAAACAAATATTCAGTTTCTTAACTGATGCTGAAGCTGATCAATATTCTGATGCTCAGAAAAAAGGTATAACAAGAGAACAATTCTTCACTGTCATTTATGGTCCAACAAAACGTGGTAAGGGTTTCCTTGGAAATAAAACTGACGAAGATGGTGGTAAATATTATGGTCGTGGTTTCATTCAGCTAACAGGTCGTGGTAATTATGCACGTTACCAAAAACTTGCAAATGAGATGGGTCTTGCTATAGACATTGTTAATAATCCTGATTCTCTAGATACTGATATTAATGTTTCAGCGTTAATCGCTGCTTTGTATATTAAAGATAGAGTACCAAAAGGAACAAGTCCAACAGATCATCCTGGATATTTCTACTCTGCTAAAAAAGCAGTTGGTGTAAACTCACCAGATATTGCTGCTCGTAAATTATCTTATTATGAGTATTTTTATGGTGCACAAGCAACTGGTTCTGTTGATAAAGATGCTGGTGCGCCTCCAGCAACTCCACCTGCAGATGGAACAAGTCCAACTCCTGGACCATCACCAGAGTCAGTAAAACGTGGTACTGATAATACTGGTTTCCGTGATCCAAATGGTAAATACCCATTAAAAGACTACATTAATGAAGTAGATACTAATCGTTTGGCTCGTGGTATTATCGAAGGAACAATTGTAGAAAAGAAAGATGCAAATAGAAGATTAAGTGTACCTTTAGCCAATGGTATGGGTAACTGGGATCAACCGCTATCTGCATATGGCGCAAAATATCCATTTAATAAAGTAATGGAAACTGAAGCTGGTCATATTCAAGAATTTGATGATACTCCAGGACAAGAAAGAATTCATACTTACCATAGAGCAGGTACATATACTGAAGTTGATCCAAATGGTTCACAGACCAATTATATTATTGGTGAAAACTTTATTATCATGGAGCGTAATGGATTTATCCATGTAGGTGGTGACTGTAATCTTACAGTAGAAGGTAATGCAAATATCTACGCTAGAACTGATGCAAACATTCAGGTCGAACAGGATGCTACAATAACAGTAGGTAATAATCTTGCTATTGGCGCAGCAAATGATTTAGATATAGCGATTGGTGGTAATGTTAAGATAAAAGCTGCTGGTAGTTTGGATATAGCAGCAGATAATATTACAACAAAATCTGCCAATAATCTATTATTCCAAGCAGGTCAGGGAGCAAGTATTAAATCTAATGCTCTTCAAATAGAATCCTCAGGAGATATGAATATTCTTGCTGGTGGAACATTATATGCTGACTACTCACAAGGTCAATTCGGCAATGGGGCTTCTGGTGGCCAAGATGTTGCTGACTTTACACTGGCTCCTCCACCAGCTGGTAATCCAGTTGACCCAACTGTTCCTCAGTTATTACCTCCTGATCGTCAAACAGAGCAATTAGCTGCTGCTGAAACACCAGAGGACTATTCAACCCCAGAAGGTAGAAAATTTAGTAATGATCAATCTCAAGCAACAGGTGTTCCAAATCCACCACCAGTTGTAGCAGCAGAAACTCCAGCATCACCATCTGGTGGAACTGATAAAAAGATCCCAGTTGATTGTAAAGTTATTTACAATACTACAAACTTTACAAATGATTATACAATGTCCAAGAACTTTACTCTTGGTATGTTAATCGCAGGCGGACTTGGTGGACCACATAAACTTGTTGACCAATTATTAAAAGACACACCGAACTCTCCAGAACGTGTCTATACTGTACAAGAGATTGTATGTAACTTGGCCATGTCTGCTCAGAACATATTAGAACCATATCTAGATGTTCTTCCAGGTGGTATTGGTGGATATGGTAAACAATGGACAATCTCTTCAGGTTATCGTCTAAAGGGTGTTGTTAAGTCTGAGAGTCCAACTTCTGACCATTGCAAGGGACATTGTTTTGATATTGCTTTATTGCTTCCAGATCGTTTTAATAAAACATATGAATTGGTTCAAAAACTAGAAAAAGTTGTAAACTACGATCAAATTATTCTTGAATATCGCTACAAAGATCAAGTATGGATCCATACTGGTTATAAACCAAATGGAGGAAGAAAGATGGCATTCACAATGGTAAATGATAAAGTTTATCAGAGAGATTCTAAAGGTATGCCATCTGGATTTGTTCTTCTATCTGATGGCGCACCACCGCAGGAGAAAAAATGAAAGCCATAGCCAAAGAAGGCGATCTTTCTCAAGGCGTAGATGGAGGATCACCAACCGCATTAACTCATTTATTGCAAGCAAAGAAAACATTTTTTGGTGGTAAAAGAGTTGGATTAGTTGGTGATCAGTATGAGGCTCATACTGTTGGTAGAACTATTCATAAAGATAATCTTAGACAAATTTTACCTAATGATGCTAAAACATATTTTGAAGGTATACAGGTAGCAAGAACTGATGATCTTATATCCGATGGGGATAAAGTCGGTACTGGAGATGCAAAGTTCTCAGTAAAATAACCTAAATAACAATATGGCCAAAAATACTAGAGTTTTTTCAGATTTAGATTTAAACTTCACATTAAATCCTGTGACGCATGACGTCACTCGTAGATATGATGAAGATGCAGTAAAGGCTGCATTAAAGAATCTAATCCTAACATCAAACTATGAGAGACCATTCCATAGTGAGATTGGTAGTCCAATTAAGAAACTTCTATTCGAGCCAGCTACACCAATGCTTGGGGCTATGTTAAAACGAGCGATTAAAGATCTAATTGATGCTTATGAGCCAAGAGTAAATGTAGTAGATATTAACGCTGTTGTAGATCCTGATGAATCTTCTATCAATATCGCCATTGAATTCACAATTGTTAATACAACTGCACCAATTACACTAGAATTAACGCTAGAGAGAACACGATAAATGGCTACATCAAATAAAAAGATAAATGTAACTACATTAGATTTTGATGATATTAAATCTAATATTAAAGAGTATTTAAGAGGACAAACAGAGTTTCAAGATTACGACTTTGAAGGTTCTGCGATGTCTGTTGTATTGGATATCTTGGCTTATAATACACATTATAATGCTCTGTATAATAATATGGCTATTAACGAGATGTTTCTTGATTCAGCAAGAAAACGTAATAGCGTAGTTTCTCTTTCTAAGATGCTTGGTTATTCGCCAAGATCTGCCACTTGCTCTACTGCTCAAGTTACTTTAACAGTATCCGCCCCAAATAGTAATGCAACAAATTTAATATTACCAGCATATACCCCATTCACAACAACTATTGAAAATAGAAATTACACTTTTTATACACAAGGCGCAATAAACGCAGTAAGTTCAACAGGTGTATTTACATACCAGAATATTAATATTGTTGAGGGAACACCACTTTCTTTTAATTTTACAGTTGCTCCAGGTGTTCGTTATATAATACCAAACCCAAATGTAGATCTTAATACTCTTAACATTAGAGTACAAGAAAGCGCAACTTCTTCTGTATACACTTCCTTTACTCATGCTGAAAACATTGTTACTGCTAATTCTGAAGCAAAAGTATATTGGGTTAAAGAAATAGATGAGGGTTTATATGAAATAACTTTTGGTGATGGTAATATTGGTATGGCTCTTAATACTGGTAATATCGTTCACTTAGATTATTTTGTTTCTAGTTTGGATGTTCCAAATGGAGCTAGAACTTTCTCATACGCTGGTGGAACATTACTGCCAGGAGCATCGATCAGTGTAGTAACTACTGGAATTGCAGCAAATGGCGCAGCGCCAGAAGATATTGATAGTATTCGTTTTAATGCTCCAAGAATGTATGCTTCACAAAACAGAGCAGTAACACCAGATGATTATAAAGCAATTGTATATTCGTTGTTCTCTGATGCAGCTTCAGTAACTTGTTGGGGTGGTGAGGATAACAATCCTCCAGTTTATGGTAAAGTTTATATCTGCGTAAAACCAAAAGATTCAACAAAACTTACAACAACTCAAAAGTCTCTTTTAAAATCAACAATTCTTCAACAGAGAAATGTTGTATCAGTTATTCCTGAAATTGTAGATCCTGAGTATATAAACGTAGCTGTTACAACAACTGTATACTTTAACGAACAAGCAACCACTAAAACTGCTACTGATATTGCAGCTTTAGTAACAAATACAATTAATGCATATAATGTTAATGAATTAGATAGATTTGATGGTGTATTTCGTTTCTCTAAATTGAGTAAACTTATCGACAACTCTGATCCATCAATTGTTAATAATATTACAACAATTCTTTTGCGTAGATCATTAATTGTTCGTTACAATGTTTCTGCCCAGTATCTATTAAATATTATTAATCCAATTTGGAGTGCTGGTGCTCCAGAAGAATCGTTTAAGAGCACAGGATTTTATATTGCTGGTAGTGATGAGATTCATTATCTAGACGATGATGGTGTTGCTCATGTTCGTTTGTTTAGATATGGCGCAAATGGTGTAAAAGTTATAGTTAATCCTACTATTGGTGATATTGATTATAATAATGGTGTGGTCGATATTAAAAACTTACATATTACAGCTCTAGCAGATTTAGATCTAGAAATTTCTATTCGTCCTTTATCAAATGACGTAGTATCAGCACTAACACAAATCGTTCACATCCCACCTGAACACTTAAAAGTTGTTGCGATTCCAGATCCAACTGCTTCTGGTGATTTACGTGGTGGATACAATTACAAGTTTACTTCTAGTCGTTCATAATGATTACAAGACCAAAAGTTTCATCGATAGTCCCATCACAGCTACCTGAATTTATCAGGGATGAATATCAAACATTCGTTGATTTCTTAAAAGCATACTATGAGTTTCTGGAGACAACTCAGAAAGATCCAGTCACACTAAGAGATATCGATACGACTCTTGATTCTTTTATTACATATTTTAAATCTGAACTTGCTCAAAATCTTCCATATTCTACTGTTGACCAAAGATTCTTATTAACAAGAATCAAAGATTTGTACTTAGCCAAAGGTAGTGAAGCCTCTTTTAGATTATTGTTTAGAATTCTTTTCAATAAAGAGATCGAAATTGATTATCCTTCAACTCAGATGCTACGTGCTTCTGATGGTAAGTGGAATCAAGACGTTTCAGTTTTCGTAAAAGTTTTAGTTGGTCATCCACAAGATATCGTTGGTAAGCTGGTTGACGTTGTTACTCAAACTAAAGTTATTCGTGTTCTAGTTGATCGTCGTCAATATGTTGAAGTTGAAGTAGATCGCGCAATTAGAGTTTCTGATACAATTTACGAACTTATTTTAGATAGAAGATTTTTCGGAACAATATCTGTTGGCGATACATTAAGATATGTAGATGGAAATAAAAACTTAGTATTCAACGGAGTTATTTTACCAACAACTGCTTCTCTAGTTGTACAGAAACCAGGATCTGGTTTCAAAGTCGGTGATCTATACAATATTAATAACTTCCAGGGCTACGGCTCAATTATGAAAGTTTCCGCTGTTGATGCTAATGGCGGTATTGCTCTTGGTCAGTTTATTAAATACGGAACAGGTTATACTACTGATTTTACATCTTCTATTACTTCTCAAAAGGGTCAAGACACAACAGCCACAGCTGGAACAATTATTTCTCGTGTTGACACTGCAATTACAGATGTAACTATTACGGGATCTATAAGTGTAACAAATGGTTCAACCACAGTTACTGGCTCAGGAACTTTATTTACAACTGAATTTGCTCCAGGAGATTATATTTTCTTACCTCTTGGGTATTTCGTTGTTAGTTCTGTTACAAATAATACAACCTTAGTATTAAATACTGCATACGGTGGTGCAACTACAACTGGTCTTTCAGGGATAGTTAGAGCAAGACCTGGTGGTGGTTTAAATAAATTTGTTAATCTTGGTATTACTGAAACAATGTCTGGTTTCGCTGAATCTGGAACCATCAGTAATTCTGATTATAACTTGGCGACAACTACTACACTGACAGGAACTCTTAGTGTAACAAGTGGCTCTACAACAGTTACTGGTTCAGGAACATCCTTTACTTCTCAGGTAGCTTTTGGTGATATTCTAAATTTAAGTGGTGTTTCTTCAAGAGTATTGAGTGTTAATAGTAATACAAGTTTGACTCTTGTAAGTAACTATACTGGCTCTAATGCTTCTGGTTTATCTTCAGTTTCTAACTTAAGACCAGCTGCGCTTGATGGATCATATGCTGGTATTGTTATTCGAGAATTTGGCACAAGTAGCGCAGCATCAATAGTTTCTTCAACAGACCCAGCCATTATTAAAGTATCGCTTGGTCCATTGGCCAAATATCCAGGATACTATGTTAACAACGATGGTTTCTTAGATGATGCTATTTACATTCAAGA